GTCAGTGACAACCCCCAATAAGAACAAACAGAAAATGCTAGGAAACTTGGAGAAAATAACAGAGTATGAAGATGAAGTTGATGAGATAATCGAAGTGACTGAAGCGGACAAAAAGATAGCAAGAAGACAAGCCATGATCTATGGTGATGAGTACTTGAAATCAACAAAAGGGATGGAGTACACTGTGATTGAATCATTGGAAAGCATACTAAGTTATGAATATGAAGCTGAATGGTTAGAGAGGATGATCAACAAAATATCTTTGGCAGATGGTGTGAGGATGATCACATCAGGTGAGCTTTCAAAACTAATGATGAAACTGGGTCCTGTGAGTGAAAAAATGGAAATGTTCAGTGATTCTGAAGTGACGAAACACCTCAATAACATGCATCACACACTTGCATGTTGTTTGAAGCTGATGAAAGATGGTTTCAAAATACATCTAATTGAGGGATCAGGCCCAGACCAGGTGAGAAGAATGAACAATTTGGACATTTTGGCAAGTTTGGACTCTGATGTGTATGCAATTGACCTAACAAGAGACAACAAGACTAGATTCAAGAATCAATACAAGATGGTTAAGATATCTTCAAAGGAAAACAGTTTAGTTGCAGGCAAACTGCAAATACTGCGATCACAATTCCCGGAAGAAACAGGCATAATACATGCAGTAATATTGGCAAGATATGAGTATGTTCCTGTCATGGTCACATTGCCAGAGTATAAAAGCTGGAAGTTTGAGGATGACTTTGAGGAAGCGCAGAGATATTTGGAGATGGCCCAATCATTGACACTTGAAGAGATTGATGAAATTGTTAGACACCTATCAAACAACAGACTAGCCCCTGAAATAGATCATTTTAAAGAAAAAGCCAAAATGAAAGACTGGGTTGATCTCCATGCTGATGAAATAGCAGCGGCAGTTAGCAAAAATGGACTGATGTCTGCTGAACTGTTGAGAAAATTCTATGAAAACCCAAAGATATCTGAAGAGGCGATAGAGGCTTATTCAAAAGACATTTACGACAGACTAAATGCAGGTTATAAGGATGAGAAAGAATACAGATACACACAGAAACCATTTTTGCCTCACCAGATACTGAAAATAAGGGACCACATTCCAAAGAATGACATTGTTGAATATGCCAAGGATTTGGTGAATGAAGAGAATGGCTGCAGCTCATGGTTGGTCTGGGCACTGTCACTGTGCAAGGACTCTGAGTATCACCCCACAGCTGATGAAGTAATATCAGCACCTAATAGAGAAATAGCCTTGATGCACACTGGAATGAGAATGAGGATACTCTACAAAAAGGACAAAGAAACAGGTGAGCTGGTTAGGCAAAATGCTGTGGAGCTTCATTTCACAGGGGATGGCATATTCAAAAACCTTCTGGAGTACAATGACCTAAGTGGGACGAACAAAGTTAAGAAGCCCATGACATTTGAAGACATGGAAAACAAATGGCTTGAATGTGAAAATTATCTGTCTAAACCAAGTGATGGAACATTTAACATAACTGTCCTGGAAAGATTGGTGGAAAATCTAGACAATGGGAATGAGCTGGAGAAATTTGAGAAAAGGACTATCAAACAGACTTTGAACCACATTGGGCACAATCTAATGGCAAGACACATTGATGACATTTTTGAAGTTGCACTTGCCATTAATGTGGGCAGAAAGAAAAGCAATAGAACCAAGAAAATGGGCAGTATTCATGAGTCAAAAGTTAGCTTGTCTGTAGTTTCACTGACAAATAAGTACGGCATGGTATTCTCAACAATGGAAGCAACCCCAGAACAGCCCAATTTGTCATACATTGTTGCAGGTTGTTTTGAAGAGAGGGAAATTCCAAAACATGCAGCTTTTAGACAGAAGTTTGATCAGTCCAGACTACTCAATATGTCAAAGCCTCAACTTGACTGGCAAGTCACAATTTTTGCCAAAACCATGTCTTACTGGTCACAGAGATATGACACCACATTGGTGAACAGAGGAAAGGACTTTGCAGATTATGACATAAGAAACAGCATGTTTTCAATTTCATTAATGGTACTAAATGATTCAAAATTTTCTCAGGCAAATGAGGCTGTAAGATTCCTTTTTGTCAATACAACAGGCAAAAACACAAATCAAAGAGGACTATGGGTCAAGAATGAGTGGTTCAAGCCGCAAAAGTGGCTCCAAACATTGTACATGTTTAGAATGCTTAAGATGTCAACCTTCATTGATCTACTCAAAAAGAACAAGTATCTAAGCAAATTATTAGTGACAGTGAGAACAGCACCAAGTTTGCATGGGAAAGAAGAATCAGACGAATGGAACATTGCCATGCCAAATGAGAAAGAGCCCATTTACTCGCTTCAGTCTATATATAATTCTTTCTACATATGCAGAGAAATGGAAATAAACAGAAATAATCCTTTGACATCTCAAGCTCGTGTAGTTGTGAAAGATATGGAAATGACAGAGTTGTGCATCAAGAACAGGAAGGAGAGGAACAAGAAAATGCCAATAATCAAAGATCAACTGAGGGACAGTCAGAAAATGGAAGCCATGAAATTCTTCAAAAAACATGCACTGGTTAAAGAAAATGTGCAGTTTGATCCATGTTATGTTACTGTGGCACTTGGTGCAGCCATATCAATGAGGAAAGTCCATAAGAATGAGAGCCCAAAATTGACAATAAAACAATTGGCGGAGAAACACTACAACAATACCAATTGCATGGGTAGCATAAACATGGAAGATATAATGAACACTAGAGCATCTGCCACCTATGGTAACAATCATGGTTTAGGGAATTACACAGAAGTCAAGAAGACAGTGACTCAAAGAAACAGACTAACAAAAAAGTGGGAGAAAATAGTTTTGACGGAATACAAGACACAAAACAGTACAGGTTACAAATCACTAATGGCATACATGTACCATGTTGCACTTGGAAGAATTAAAAGTGTGGTAAATTTGGATGATTACACAAATGATGCCAAAGAATTGCCCCCTTCAGAGAAAGAGCCTTTACCAACACCAAGAGAATTTTTGAGATACCCCTCAACATTATTGCCTTACCTTTATCATGTGATACATGAAATGGCACCTATGATAAGAAGAATGGTCCATAAAGATCAGATAGGTGATAGAGAAATATCAGTGATGAATGCTGCTATGAGAATTGTGGCCTACACCATAGAAACATGGGCAAGAGAGGTGCAGTCAGTGGAGAAGAAATTTGGTGACAGAACAAATCTAATAGAGCAAAGGGACAAAGACCAAGTAGCAACAAACTTGTTTGAGGAAATCATGCAGATAAGAAAGGAGGAAAAAGACACAACTGTGACTTTTTTTGATAATGCTGACTGCAGCAAATGGGGGCCTGGTCACATGATGGCTGTTTTCTATGTCTGTTGTGCAATGCGAATGGCAGATGACAGTGTAAAAACCATCTACAGAAGAATGTTGACCATGTTCTCTAATAAAGTTTTCAAAATTCCTGACAAGCTTTTCCACTATTACAACACCCATGATTTTCACAAGAACAACATGGTTGTGAATGCAGCCTGCCAAAAGTTAAATACAGCTAGTAGAAATGTTGTCAATATGAACAAGCAAATACTTATGTCAATGGCAGGAATGGGTCAGGGCCTTCTTGGTTGTACAAGCAGTGTGGTCGGCACAGACTCTCTGAGGATGTCAAGTGCAATGTTGGAAGAGAAATGGTCTTCGGTGAATTTGCTTGTCAGAAGTCTCTGCACCTCAGATGACTACGTCAGGGCCGCTTCATTTGACAAAGTTAACAAGTCTAGTGGTTTGGGCAACAACCCCCAAAGAGTCATACAGAGTTGTGTAGAATGGGTGATGTGGGTTGGTTTAGCCTTTTCTATAGTTAGGAACCCTCAAAAGTCTACCATATCTAGTGTCATCATGGAACTAAATTCCATTTTTCACCAAGCCGGGTCAAGGAACTCTCCTGATGTTAAAAGTAGATTATCATATGTTGATTATGGTCCACACAAAGAGCCATTCGAGAACTTCCAAAGGTGCATAAGACAAGGGGAGTCTTATTACAGAACTGAGAACTCAGTTATAGGGTCAATGTGGGTAACAATACTGAACACTCATCTTTGTCTTATACAAAATCAGAACCTTTCACTTTATATGGAGCTAGGGAGAGATCTTCATTATGTGCCATTGGAGCTAGGTGGTGTGCCAAGACTGGATGTTTTGAGGAGTGTGTCATTGCACAAAATGACCAATTTTGTTGACAATTATTCATTGTGTGGCAGGGAAGAGCAGGTGAACTTATCATTTGACATAATGAGAGAATCATCTGAAGTGGACATGGAACCAAACCAGGAGATGAGAGGTTATGAAGTTGGTTACAGCAGACATGGATGCATTAGGTCGGACATAAGATATAGCAGGAAGCAGAGAGACATCAGAGAAAATCTTATGGCATTTCCAAAAGAAGTCTTCCAGGCGTTGAGGTACAGAGTAAAGCAGAGATGTCTCTTGACTTGCTTGATGGCAAATGCACAGAGGGAACAATCAGATGGCAATGCTGCTTCATCAAGAGATAGGCATTATCAAGCAACAGCACCATCAACAGCAGTAATTTACAGCATTAGATCAAAACTGCTCCAAGCCATAATAGGGAAGGACAAATGTAATAGACGTGAGCTCCTACAAGGTGCAAAGAAATGGTTAAGCATAAGACAAAATGCTTTGGTAACAGACAATGAGATCAAATTTCCAGAAATAAATCATGTAATCACCAGGACAGTAACAGATGAGATGGTCAAGAAGATAGCATGGACAAAAAGAGCATATTTGAACAGTGTGAATTCAATATCTAACATATCTGAGATCATACCAATACATAGATACCCTGTAAAAAAGAAAATAAGACAAACCTACCTTCCCAAAGATTATGTGAACAGAGGAATATCAGATTTTGAGGAAAAGTTTAAGCCAGTGGCATTGGGTGGGACAAACACTGACATACATCCAGTAGACTACATAACAGTCAGAATGACAATATTGCACCGACTAGAGGATTGGGAATCAAGAATTCAAACAATGTATTTGACACTCCCTCTTGGATATAAGGGAGGAACCAGGTTGGAGATACTAGCACTTCAGACTAGTTTTGTTGAAAATGGCTCTTTGATTTTTGAATACACACCAGTACAGGACATGAATACTAGAAACCGAGAATTCATCACAGACCTGAGCAATTCCATGCTTGCCAATGCAGTCTCATCTTCAAAATCTTATATGAAATCATGGGATGAAAACAACAATTACCTTGTAGCACTGGCACTTGAGGAAGAACAAAAAGAAAAAGAAGAGGAAATGAAAAAGGAGAAAAAGGCAGGATGGAGAACTCAAAGCAACAGTAGAAGCAGAGGCAGGTCTGGGTCAAGGGCAAGACTGATAGAATCCAAGAATATGACTGCTGAAAATTGGCTGAACATAAACTTGAGTCAAAGTTCAGAGTACTCAGTGCCATTGGTGATGTCAGGACACTTCAAGCTTCTGGACATAACAACAGTGATCAATTTGTCAAGAATACACAGATCATGGGACATGGCAGACAGTTCAAAGGAAGCAGCAGATCATATAGTCAACCTATTCACAAACATATCTAGGAAATTATATGGGAAAAAGATCTGGATGGAGAACAACAAAAAAGAAGTGCCAATACTCTATGTTTCACCATTTTGTGTTAGGCCCCTGGACATAAAACAGCCAGATGGTTCAACTGACGTAAATGAGCAAATGTCGGACAGCATCAGAATGTACTACTCACAGGATCATTTGGAGAGACCAACTAGCACTGTTTGTTCAGTGAGGAAAAATGGAATATGGCATCATTATTACACTTATTACAGAGGTCATCCAGATGAGCAGAAAACAGCCGGTAGGGAAGACAAAGTTTACTATGAGACTGTGGACAAAGACAACATGTTGGTTGACTTTCAATCAATTCATGGCACAATCTTCATGTGCAATCCCACCACTGGGCATTTGTACAACACTGTGTGTTTAGAACAATTGAACACGCAGCACAGAATAACTGTTGTGGCCAAAACCTTTGAGAGTCCAATGGGGTTGAGAGATTATAGATCAATGAGGTTCCTTGATGATGAGTCCTTAAATGAAACACTTGAAATGTTTCATAAGGGAGTGTCAGGGATGCCTGATACACTTAAGGATGGTGATGACTTCAAAACAGATGACCAGATGGCATCAGAATCAATAAGAACAGAAATTGCTTACATGAACAACAATGATGACATTGAGCTGCCAGATTTTGACTTTGATGACACAGATGACAATTGGTTTGATGACAATGAGAGAGAGCAAGAATCTGAATTGCAAAGTGATTCCACAGAAGAAACACATGTTGTTCAAATCTATGAGAGAATGGATGATGATGATTATTACTACAACCCAGAAGAAGACAAGCCTCATGATGTTGCACCATTATGGGAGGCCAAGCTCAACTGGATGGCATCTATGAACTTGATCAAAGTCAGAGATGAGGAAGTGTTGGACAAAGAGGAAGAGAAGGGGAAAAAGAAAAGCAGAAGAAAGAAAAACTCAAGAGAGTACCTGAGAACAGTGACATTCAAACTGCCTGGTCTGAATCTAACAGACAATGTTACTCTCATTCACCTGGAAGAAGACTCATCTGTATTGGACACCTTACTGAATTGGATAAAAGAATTGAGCATAACATCATACAGAAAACAATGGTTGTACACCTACATTAGAAATCTCTTAAGATTGACTTTGCAAGACAACAGAAAATTGAGAAATGAACCTATTGAAGATGATGAAGAGGGTAGTTATTGAGTGGGTGTGTGACCAATGTACAATGGTTCTGATGTGATCACAAGTGCTGAGCCAAAGGAATATAGTTGTATATTG